CTTGTAATTTTTAAAAAGAATAATGCAAGATATTGGTTAGAAAATGACTTTTCTGGATTTGACACAACCCAATGCAACGATTTAAGGCAAATTCTAAATGAAGCCTTTGGAACCCGTTGGCCAGAATTATTAAAATTCCGTACCCAAATGATGAAACGTAAATATAAGATGTATACCAATATTAATCATACTACTAAGAAGTTGCCACCTATGGTAGATCTTGAAGGAAAACCTCGCCAAATGAGACCTTCAGGTGAAGCAGCAACTTGTTTGGATAACTCAATACTTAATGCCATAATAACCTCTTTTGCAGTAGATCATTATGTTAGATTAAATATTCCGTTTGAAAGAACTTTTGAAGAATTTGGACTTATTTCAAAAGTTAAAATAATACCTTTCTTAGAAGATCTTAAAATTGTACCTACGTTTCTAAAATGTGCTATATTTACCTATGAGGATTTGATACTAGTCATCAGACAGCCCTCTTTTATTCTCAAATTTGGTAAAGTTTTAACAGAACCCAAGTCTATTATAAAGACAGGATCACAAAACACAATATGCCGTAAATTGTTATATTCACAATGGCTTGGTTATGGTTATATGAAAAATAATTGGTTTTTTTCCAGATTTTCTCTAATCGTAAGCAAGCTTGGAATGCCCCATAAAGATAAACTCAGAAATTCGAAAGAGTTTACTTTACATGAGTGGCAGGTGAAGTTAGACAATAGGGTATATCTTCCAGATGATATGTGGGATAATTTCATGTTTGACCGTTATGGTATTAGTCGTGGGGAAAGTGAAGACTTTCTCTCAACTTTATCTACTATCAAACCAGAGCAAATCCCCGTTATATATCATCACCCACTTCTTTCTAAATTGGAGTGGGATTATCGCTAAGTGTTACTCTCCCAACTCTATAGGGAGGATAAAGATATATAGGGTTCCACTATCCACTATATGGAGAAATGAAATAGGTGTTGTTCGGTTAGCAATAACCCAATGACTATTAGCAGGAAGAGCTCTCCCGTGCTCACAAACGGTGTGGCCTTTTGTTGGAGGTAAAACAAACCTAGTGTGTGGAGGTCAATCACTTTTCTTTATAAAAATTTTCAGTTTAAAGTTGTTATTAAATAACTGTCTACTAATCTAACAGTTAGTAGGAACGATTGGTTAATTAACCCGAGATATCCACTCGTACCAGGGGTTTACGCCTAAAAGAAATTGGCAAAACAAACAATCCATGAATCCACCTAAATCAAACAAGAACCAAAACAAAAACAAGAAACGTGTCGAAGTTATCAGGAAGGTACCTAATAATACAAAGAAGAGTAAGATTAATCAGCCAGGCATCTTACAATCCGTCGACACTGTTGATCCTATTGGCAAACAGTTATCAAGCATAGTAGAACAGGGATACGGAGCGACATTAAAAATGTATCCATCTGTTGTGAATTTTGCTTCCGTCTATGCAGATCCATTCACTACCTTATCAGCGAGAATACCTATGTTACCTTTATTACCATCGAAATTAATAAGAGTATCAGCTGCCGGAAATGGAGTCATATCTAACGCATCTACTGGATGGGTGTATGGCTCACCTGAAGATTTTTGTACTAATACGTCTTCATCTTGTTATTATAATACAAATACTTCAGGTCCAAATTTTGGCTCAGGTAGTGCAATACCAATACAATCCAACTCTCCTTATTCTTACGCTACTTTTACTTATAATGTTCAAAATGCACTATCAATGCGTTGTGTGGCCTTCGGTATCCGAGTCAGATATCAAGGAACTGTATTCAACGCATCAGGAGATTGGTATGCTTGTCAAACAGTACCAAGAATAGACTTAAATGGCATAAGTACTGCAAGCATTCAAAATATTCCAGGAAATAAAACAGGA